CCAGGAGAAAACGTCGAACCACCAGGAGGTTGATTCATGGAACCCGTCAGCATCGACACGACCAAGCCGCATGCCGCGGCAGGCAGGCCGGAGCTGACCGTCGATCCTGCCAGCGATCATGAGCGGATCAAGCGGGAGTGGGCCGACGAGTACCCCGAGGGCGCCGAGCTGTACTGCGCGGTGCTGTCGTCGACCGACTTCGACCCCGAATATGGTGAGCAGTACCCGGACGGAACCACGCTGGCGATCCGGCGACTGGCGCATCGTCCGTCGCCTGGGTGGATTCGCCGCCACGCTCACCTGTCCGATCTGGAGCGCACTTTCGCGCTGATCGAGCAGCACGCCAGCCAGCGAGCGCTCGACATCCTCGACTCTCTCACTGAGAAGGCGTGGGACGCCTTCGTTCAGGCGTGGGCGGTCGATGGCGGGCTCGTTGACACGGGAAAATCCACGAGATCTGCGCGGCGGTAAGGCTGTTTGAGGCGGCGATCCGCCGCGACATGATTGTCGTCGGGCGTGAGTTCGACGACGGATCGATGTCGTGGCCGGATCTGCACGCCTTCATCTACGCTGCGCCGCCAGGCACCGCGGTGTTCAACGTGGTCGAAAAGGGCTGGACGACCACCGACTATCTGCTGGCTCATGTGATTGACCGGTTGGACATCAACAACTGGCAGCGCACGGCCGACGCGCACAAGAAACCACCGAGGAATCCGCCGAAACCGTTCCCCCGCCCGGCCGACATCGAGGCGGAGCGGAAACGCAAACAGGCGGAGGCTGTGCCGGTTGGGCACGGCGTGATGGCTACCAGGACTACAGTGGCCGACTTCATGCGGATGAGGGCTGAGCGTGAGCAACGCTGGCGTGAAAAGCACGGCAAGTCAGGGGAGGTGAGGTAAGTGGCAGGCACGTATTACCTGACGATCCTCCCCGAGACGTCTAAGCTCGGCCCCGGTATCCGTAAGGCGCTCGTCGCCGAGGAACGCAACCTGAAACTGAGCCCGGCAGTCGACACGTCGGGTGCGCAGCGCGCGGGCCGCGACGCCGGCCGGGCGATCATCAGCGGTGTTGAATCCTCCGGGTCGGCGGACGTTGGGCGCATGCTGCGCACCGATGGCGCCCGCATGGCTGGGGCGCGCGCCGGTTCGGAGATCAACGCGGGGTTGGCGTCGGCGAACATCGGCGCTGGCACATCGGCGCAAATCGAGGCGAACGTCACCAGCGGCGCGACCGGGATCGGGCATCGTCTCGGTTCGGCGATCTCGACCGGTTTGAAAGCCTCGGCGGCCGCCGCCGGGGTCGGGTTCACCGCGCTGATCGGTGGGGCGCTCACCGCCGGTATGCGCCGGTTGACCGCGATCGACGAAGCGAAGTTCAAGCTGCAGGGTCTCGGCAACTCGACCGAGCAGGTCACGTCGATCATCGAGGATGCCAAGCGGGCGGTGCTCGGCACCGCGTACAGCCTCGACGAGGCCGCCACCACCGCCGCGTCGGCCGTCGCCGCCGGCATCAAACCAGGTGAACAACTGACCGGCTATCTGAAGCTCACCGCCGACACGGCCGCGATCGCCGGGACATCGATGGCCGAAATGGGGTCGATCTTCAACGCTGTCCAGACCTCGGGTAAGGCGTTCACCGCCGAGTTGCGGATGCTCGCCGACCGCGGTCTCCCCGTGTTCACCTGGCTCGAGCAGGCCACCGGCAAGGCGGGCGAGGAACTGCAAAAGTTCATCGAAAAGGGCGGTGTGTCGGCCGAGTTGTTCCGCCAGGTGATCGCCGCCAATATCTCGGGCGCCTCGACCGAGATGGGCAAGAGCGTCACCGGCACGCTGCAAAACCTGAAGGCCGCGTACTCGCGGTTCGGCGCCGAACTGTCCGGGCCGGCGTTCGCAATGGTGCTGCCGTTCGCGCAGGCATTCACGAAGGTGTTCGACGCGCTGACCGCTCAGATCAAGCCGATTATGGAACGCATCACCGCGCAGGTGCAGCCGTGGGCGGAACGCACCGCTGGCGCGATCCAAGCGTGGTTCGAGGGCGGCGGGCTCGAGAGGGTCGTCGACTGGTTCCGGAAGCTCGGTGACAGCATCGCGCGGTTCACGCAAGGCGACTCCGAGCAGGCGTTTACCGGGATCAAGGACTCGATAAGCGGCCTGGGTGACGCGTTCCGCAACGCTGGCCCGGCGGTGACCGCGATCGGTGTCGCGCTCGGCGGGCTCGGTCAGGCGATCATTCAGGCAGGCCCGGAGACGATCTCGGCGATTATGGTGCCCGCCGCGAACCTGCTCGCCGGTGCGCTGCGGTTCCTGGCCGACAACGCGAACTGGGCCGTGCCGACGATCATCGCGCTCGGCGGCGCGTTCCTCGGGCTGCGCGCGGTCGGTAACACGCTGACGCCGATCATCAACCTGTGGAACAGCTTCTTTCAGGTTGTCCGCACTCCGCTGATCCTGGCGCAGACGGCCGCGATCCGGCAGCAGGCGGCAGCGATGGACCGGCTGTCGGCCGCGCTGGGAACGAACACGGTGGCGCAGAACATCAACGCGCAGGCGCAGGCCCGCAACACCGCGGCCACCACCGCCGGCGCCGCCGCGCAAACCCGTGGCCGCGTCACCACGGTCGCGTCGACGATCGCCACCAGGGCGCAGGCGGTTGCGCTGCGCGCGGTCGCCGCCGCGCAGTGGGTGTTCAACGCCGCGCTCCGCGCCAACCCAATCGGGCTGATTGTCACCGCCGTGGCCGGGTTGGGTGCCGCGCTGTGGGCGTTCTTCACCAAGACCGAGACTGGCCGCAAGATCTGGAACACGCTGTGGAACGGCATCAAGGCGGTCGCTACCCCGGTCATCGAGTGGATCAAAGAAGCGCTCGGCAAGCTGTGGCAGAACATCCAACCGGGGTTGCAGCGGCTCGGCGAGATCGCGCGGACAGCGTTCGGCGCGATCGGCAACGCGCTCAAGGCCGTGTGGAACTTCGTTCAGCCTGCCGTGAGCGCGATCGGGAACTTCTACAAGTCGCTCCTGCGCGCCGAGCTGAACATCGCCGTCAACCTGCTGAAAGGTCTAGGGTCGACGGTTCTGTGGCTGTGGCGCAACGTGTTCGTCCCGGCGTGGCAGGGCATCGGCGCGGCGATCAAACTGTGGTGGTCGGGCGCCCAGGTGGTGTGGAACGCGTTCAGTGCCGCGATCCGAACTGTCGGCGACGCAATGGTGTGGTTGTGGCGCAACGTGTTCGAGCCGGCGTGGAACGGCATCAAGGCCGGCATCGGCGCCGCGTGGGAGTTCATCAAGGGCGTCTTCGAGAAGATCACCGGTGGGTTTGCCACCCTGCGGGACCGGGTTGGCGCGGTCGCTGGCGCGATCAAAGACGCGGTGACGGGTGCATTCTCGGGGCTCGCCGAGGTGATTAAGGCGCCGCTGCGCGCGCTCGGATCGTTCCTCGCCGGTATCCCCGGTGAGGTGCTGGGTATCCCGATCCCAGGCGCTGAGACGCTGCAAAACTGGGGTCGCAACCTGCAAGGGCTCGCCACGGGTGGGCGGGTGCGCGGCCCCGGAAGCGGCACCAGCGACTCGATCATCGCCCGACTGTCGAACGGCGAGTTCGTGGTGAACGCGGCGCAGACCGCGCGCTGGCTGCCTCTGTTGCAGGCGATCAACGACGGCACGATCGAGCGGCTGCTGCCGGCGTTCGCCAGCGGCGGGTTGACGGCGCACGCCTCCGAGGTGAAGGACTACATACACCGCGTATTCGGCATCAAGGAGATCGGCGGGTGGCGGCCGCCGGACAGGTACAACGAGCACTCCACCGGCAACGCGCTGGACGTGATGATCCCGAACTGGCAGTCGCCGCAGGGGAAAGCGCTCGGCGACGCGATCGTGGGGTGGGCGATCAAGAACGCGGCCGCGCTCGGACTCACGGGTGTGATCTGGCGGCAGACCAGCTACGGCTACGGCGGCAGCTTCACCACCGGAAAGCCGATGCCCGACCGCGGCAGTCCGACCCAGAACCACATGGACCACGTCCACATCTTCATGAACAACCCGCCCGATAAGCGGCTGCGGATCGCCGGGCCGACCTATCCGTCGAGCGTGGGTGGGAGCGTGTCTGCGACCGGCTACACC